CAAAGATCGCTGAGCTTGCCTGTGAAGGGTGGCAAGTTGTGGATATGGAACGGAATGAACTCGGCGAGGTGATAGACGCGCGTTTCACGAGGCACTATCGTTTGTATGATTCGGGCGCGGACTGCTTCGGCGGCGAAGTGTGCGACTATGTGCTTCTGCGCGTCGCGCCTGCCCGCTAGGGTCTACCGCGCCCGCGTCCTTCGCCCCGCGTCGCCTTGCCCGGCCGCGCGGGGCTTCTTCTTGCCTGCCGGCGCCTGCCGCCTCGCCCCAGCCCTTCCGCTCGCAGTCCGGATGCGTGTAAACGGAGCGCGTGTGCGTGGGGAAACCGGGCGATCCGCCACCCCGCAAGCCATTGGTTTCGGCCGACTGTGGGGCGGGCTGTGGGGCAGCGCCGCGCGCATCCGCGAATTTCTGCCGGCCTGCCCTCCCGCAACCGGGGAGTGCGACCCCCCGCCACCCCTCGCGCGGGTCCCTTCCGCGGGCGCGTACGGAGCCAACCTCCCGTCTCCGGTGGCCCCCAAAACCCCCCGGTCCACGCGCGGGTAGGGGTGTCACGGGTCCCCCGTAAACGTCCGCACCTCCCCCGGCATAAAAATTCGGCAACGAATTTTCACGCGGGCAGGGATTTTTCGGCCGGAAATTTCCCGTGGGGTTGATTTCGGGCAAGAAAATGGTGTATATTGTGCACCTCGTTTAAACGGCTCCGCGGACAGCTTGCCCCCCGTAGAAGTGCGTCAAATCGACCCGGCCGATCTCGCCAGGCTCCGGCCGGTCCTCGAGGCGTGGCGAGACGATCCAGTGCGGTTCGTGCGTGAGGCGCTCAGGGCTGAACCCGAACCTTGGCAGCAAGAAGCACTGCGGGCCGTAGCCCGAGAAGATCGTCTCGCCATTCGCTCCGGCCACGGCGTCGGGAAATCGGCGTATCTGGCCTGGGTGATCCTCTGGTGGTTGCTCACGCGCTACCCCGTGAAGGTGGCGTGCACCGCGCCCTCCGCGCACCAGCTGCAAGACGTGCTCTGGGGCGAAGTCGCAAAGTGGCGGCGAAAACTCCGTGCCCCGTTTAAGGACTGGCTCCAGGTCAAGGCGGATCGCGTGGAACTGGTCGGCGCCGGCCAAACCGCGTTCGCCGCTGCGCGCACCGCACGTCGCGAGCAGCCCGAGGCGTTCCAGGGCTTCCACTCGGAGAACATGCTGTTCATCGCGGACGAGGCGAGCGGCATTGACGACGTGATCTTCGAGGTGGGCGAGGGCGCCATGTCCACGAAGGGCGCCAAGACCATCCTCACCGGCAACCCGACGCGGCTCCAGGGCTACTTCTACCGCGCGTTCCACGAAGCCGCGAGCGTGTGGTTCGGGATGCGCGTGAGTTGCTACGACAGCGCGCAGGTTGATCCCGAATTTATCGAGCGGATGAAGGTCACGTGGGGCGAACTCAGTGACGTGTTCCGCTATCGCGTGCTGGGCGAGTTCCCGCTCGCGAACGTCAACGCGGTGATCCCGCTGAACCTGCTCGAAGCCGCGGTCGGGCGCGAGATCGTCGGCCGCACGGACACGGCGCCGGTTTGGGGCCTGGACGTTGCGCGGTTCGGGCGGGCGCGCACGGCCCTCTGCAAGCGCCGCGAGAACGCGTTGCTCGAGCCCGTGCGGTGGTGGGCGGGGAAAGATCTGATGCAGACCGCCGGCCTCGTGAAAGCCGAGTTCGACGGCACGCCATTCCTCGACCGGCCAAGCGCCATTTGCGTGGACGTGATCGGCCTGGGCGCGGGCGTGGTGGACCGGCTCCGCGAACTCAAGCTCCCGGTCATCGGGATCAACGTGGCCGAGGAGCCGTCGATCAAGGAGCAGTTCCTTCGCCTGCGTGACGAGTTGTGGTGGCGGGTGCGCGAGTGGTTCACGGCGCGCGACAGCACCATGCCACGCGACAACGACCTGATCGCGGACCTTTCCGCGCCGACCTACAGCATCACCTCGAGCGGCCACATCAAGATCGAAAGCAAGGTGGACATGGAGAAGCGCGGCGTGCGTTCGCCCGATCTCGCGGATGCGCTGTGCCTCACCTTCGCGACGCCTGGCGTGTTCGGCCGCTCAGTCGGCAAACCCATCGTCTATAGCAACAAGGGCATCGTATGAAGCTCGCGGTTGACCTCTATCACCCGAAAACCGGCGACCACAAGCGCATCGTGATGGAGGCCGACAGCGGGGATGAAGCCGCAGACACGGCCTCGCGGATGCACCCCGGTTACAACGTGCGGTCCATCGTGCCGTACCAGGATCGTGGGGCGCCGGAGTTGCGGCTGCCTGCGGCCACGGCTGCGCGTTATGAGGGCCACGCGCCCGACGAAGCCGCGCGGCAGGTGCAGGAAGAACTCGTCCCGGTGAAGCGTGGGCGCGGGCGTCCTCGTAAGCATCCGGTGACGGCGTAATGGCCGAAATGAAAAATGCCGACCTGATCGCTGCGTGCGACAGGAAGGTGCAAGACAGCGCGGCGTTCGGCAAGACGCAGCTGAACGCTGATCGCAAAGAGACGATGGACTACTACCTCGGCAACCCGTTCGGCAACGAGCAGGAAGGTCGCTCGCAAGTCGTGACGCGGGACGTGGCCGAGGCGGTGGACAGCTTGCTCCCCGACCTCATCGAAGTGTTCGTCTCGAGCGAGAACCCCGTCGTGTTCCTGCCGGTTGGCAAAGAGGACATCGCGGGCGCGCGCCAGGCCACCGACTACGTGAACCAGATTTGGCGGCAGCACGGCGGCATCGAACTTCTCCACAACTGGCTCAAGGACGGCCTGCTGCACAAGCGCGGCGTCGTGAAGGTCTACTGGGAGGACCGCGAGTGGAAGGTCCCGGAGAACTACGAGGGCCTCACGTACCAGCAGTTGATCTCGCTCGCGACTGACAAGGATCTCGAGCTTGAGGAGATCACGCCGCGGGACAAGGGCGGGCCGACCGGCGACGTGGACGAAACCGGGCAGCCGGTCATGCTCCCACCGACGTTCGATGTGAAGGCGTCGCGCACGAACCGCGACGGCTATGTGTGCTACAAGCCGATCCCGCTGGACGAGTTCCTGATCGATCGGAACGCGGTGAGCGACCAGGAGGCGCCGTTCATCGGGCACCGCTCGAAGAAGTCGCGCTCCGAACTCATCGAAATGGGCATCCCGAAAGCCACGGTTGCGAACCTCACCGGAGGCTCGGACAACGTGGACGATCTCACGTCCGAGCGCATCCAGCGGTTCCAGGACGAGGGTGGCGGGTCGGGGCTCCCGCGCGAGCCTGCTGACGAAAGCACCGAGGAACTCTGGTTCAACGAGGTGTTCATCCGGATCGACTTCGACGGCGACGGGAAGGCCGAGCTTCGTCGCGTGCAGTATGTCGGGGATTACGTCCACGCGAACGACGCAGTGGACGATCACGACTTCGCTACCTGGGGTCCGCTGCCGCTCCCGCACAAGTTCTGGGGCCAGTCCATCGCGGACCAGGCCAAAGACATCCAGCTGATTAAGTCCACTATCGTTCGTCAGATGCTCGACAACCTCTATCTCGCGAACAATCCGGAGAAGGCGGTGGTCGAGGGCGCCGTGAACATGGAGGATCTCCTCGTTTCGCGGCCGGGCGGCATCAAGCGGATGCGTATGCCCAACGCGATTGAGAACTTCGAGTATCCGTTCGTCGCCGGCCAGTCGTTCCCGATGGTGGAGTGGCTCGACCAGACGCTCGAGCGGCGCACGGGCGCCATGCGGCAGAACCAGGGCCTCGACCCCGACGCGATCAACAAGACCGCGACCGGGATGCAGAAGCTCATGTCGGCCGGCCAGCGGCGCGAACGGCTGATCGCTCGGCTTTTCGCGGAAACCGGGCTCACGCGACTGTTCAAGCTCACGCTCAAGAACGTCGTGAAGTACCAGCGGATCGCGAAGATCGTGGAGTTGCGCGGCGAGTGGGTCGAAATGGACCCGCGGAACTGGCGCACCGACCGCGACACGCGCGTGAACGTCGGGCTCGGCACCGAGAGCCGCGAGCAGACCATCGGCTCCCTCATGGCGATGCTCCAGATCGACGCGCAGTTGATCCAGTTCCAGGGCGGGCTCGCCGGGCCGATCCTCAACGCCACGAACCTCTACAACAAGCTCGCGAAACTGGTCGAAGCGGCGGGCCTCAAAACCCCGGCGCTCTACTACTCCGAGCCGCCGGAGAGCGCGAACCAGCCGCAACCGCCCAAACCCGACCCCGAAATGGTCAAGGTGCAGGGCGAACTCCAGATCAAGCAGAAGGAGAGCGACACCAAGCTCCAAACCGCCGCGGCGAAGGCGCAGATGGACGCGCAGATCGCCTCCGAAAAGGCCCGTTTCGAGGCGCAACTCGCGCTGATGAAGGCCAACCTCGACGCGCAGATCGCTTTGTTCAAGGCGCGACAGGAAATGAAGGTGGAGGGCCAGGAATTGCTCATGGAGGCGGCGCTCAAGAAGTACCAGATCGACGTGCAGGCCGAAGTGGACAAGCACGTGGGCATCACGACGAACCTGCGTGACCCGAGCAACAAGAAGAAGGACCAGTAATGGCCGAAAATCGCGCCCGCGAGGAGTTGATCGCTCGCGGCCACCATGCCCAGGCAATTCTGGACGATCCAATGGTGAATGAGGCGTTCGACACGCTCGAGAACGAGATCATGCGGGTGTGGCGGATGACGGAAGCCGGCGACATTCACTCGCGAGAGCGCGCGTGGCTCGCCCTCCAGCTTTCCGAGCGGCTCAAGCAGGTTTTCATCGGCATCGTGAGTGCCGGGCAAATCGCGCGATCCGAAGTTCAGAAGCTTCTCCAGCCGGTTGACGCGCGGCCGGCCCAACCCTCTTGACATTTTGACCCGAGGAGTGCATAATGAGCACCAATGACGCCAAGCCGGGCTCGGCAGCGTCGCAGATCACGGCCGAAGGGGATCTTTCCACCCAGGCCGACCAGCTTCTTTCCCTGATCTCGGCCGACGACGATCCAGAAGCCGAGGTCGAACAGCCAGCAGACGGCGACGACAAGGGCGAAACCCCCGAAGCCGACGCAGGCGACACGTCCGAAAGCGTTTCCGACGACGCCGAGACGGACGAACCAGCTGCCGATGAAGGCGAGCCGGAGAAGGAAGGCGCGGAGCAGACCTTTGCTGTCAAAGTAGACGGCGAGGAGGTCCAGGTTCCGCTGTCCGAACTGCTCAACGGGTACTCCGCACGGCGGACTACACGCGGAAAACCACGGCCCTTGCCGACGACCGGCGCGCATTTGATGCCGAGAAGAAGCAGGGCGCCGAGAAGTACGCGGCAGAAGTCGGGCGTCTGGCAGATTTCGCCCAGATGGTGATTGCGCTCGATCCGGTCATTGCGGAGGCCCAGAAAACTGACTGGGAAAAGCTCTCTCGCGAGGACCCAATTGAGTGGGCTCGACGGAAGGGCCAACTCGAGGCACGGCAGAACACGCTCGCTGCGGTTCAGGCCGAACTCAAGCGCGTAAGCGACGAACGGCACCAGGCTCATCTTCAAGAGCAGGCCGATCTCGCCCGCAAGGCCATTCCTGCACTCGCTGATCCCGAGAAAGCCAAGTCGTTCAAGCAAGGCGTTCGGTCTTACATGACCGGGCTCGGTTTCAGTGAGAACGAGATCGCTGGCGTTGGCGACCATCGGGTGCTCATGGCGCTCGAGGACGCGATGAACTGGCGGGCTCACGTCAAAGCCCAAGAGGAAGCTCGGAAGAAGGTAGCGGCTGCGGCCAAGAAAACCGCGCTCAAGCCGAACTCCGGCGACCGCAACACCAAGAACGCGAAGCAGCTGGACGCGAAGCAAAAACGCACCCTCCGCGATGCTTCTCTCGATAGCGCCGCCGAGGTTATCGCAAGTCTGCTGTAAGGGAAACTCATGGCCATTGTCGCCAACACCTTCCTCACGTTCTCTGCCATCGGCAACCGTGAGGATCTCGCTGATGCGATCTACAACATCAGCCCGACCGACACCCCCTTCATGGGCCGGATCGGCAAGACCAAGGCTTCGGCCGTTCTGCACGAGTGGCAGACGGACGCACTCGCCGCGGCTGCCGCGAACGCTCAGCTGGAAGGTGACGACCACACGTCGTTTGCCGCGGTCACTCCGACCGTCCGCATCGGCAATCGCTGCCAGATCTCTAGCAAGGACACCATCGTTTCGGGCACCCAGGACGCCGTGAACAAGGCGGGGCGCAAGAAGGAAATGGTGTATCAGCTGCTCCTGCGCTCGCGCGAACTCAAGCGCGACATGGAGTTTGTCCTCACCAACAACCAGGCGCCGGTCACTGGTAACTCGACCACGGCGCGGCAGCTTCGCCCGCTGTGCTCCTGGTACGCGACCAACGACAACCGCGGCGCGACTGGTGCGGATGGCACCTCCTCGACCGCGGCCACCGATGGCACCCAGCGTGCGCTGACCGAGGACCTTGTGAAGAACGTGCTCCAGCTGTGCTGGACCGCGGGCGGCGAGCCGGACCTCCTGATGCCGGGCGCCTTCAACAAGACGGTAATTTCGGGCTTCACCGGGAACCAGACCAAGATCCAGGACACCTCGGACAAGAAGCTGGTCAGCTCCATCGACGTGTACGTGTCGGACTTCGGCACGCATCGCGTCGTGGCGAACCGCTTCTCCCGTTCGCGTGATCTGCACGTGCTCGACACGGATATGTGGGCGGTTGCCTACCTCCGGCCGATGGAGACGGTTGACCTCGCCAAGACCGGCGACGCGACCAAGGGGCTGATCCAGGTCGAGTACACCCTGGAAGCTCGCAACGAAGCAGCCAGCGGCATCGTCGCTGACCTGACGACTTCGTAATCCTGACGGGTGGGGCGGCTCGGGTTCGGGTCGCCCCTCCTTCCTTTCCCCTCATGGAGACACAATGGCTCAGGTAATTCAGAACGTCGCGGGCGACCTCGGCGTTCAGGGCAAGGATTTCGGTCAGGGCGGGTTCATCCCTGTCACGTTCGAGTACACGGCTGCGAGCGTGGACAAGGTGTTCTTCGTTGCGGATCGGTCCTACCGCGTGAAGGGTATTCGTGGCCGAGTGATGGTCGCGGGTAACGACGCGGGCGCCGTCACTGGCGTCATCAAGAAGGCGGCGAGTGGCACCGCGATTGGTTCCGGCACGGCGCTGCACTCCGGTTCGTTCAACCTCAAGGGCACGGCCGACACCAACCAGGTGCTCACGCTTTCCACCACGTCGAGCGATCTCGACCTGGCGGCGGGCGATGCGCTCCTGATCGACTTTACCGGCACGCTCACGCTCGCGACCGGCGCGATCACCGTCTACCTCAACCCGAAGTAAGCCGATGCCGGCTCGGCGTCCCGAAAACACGATCCAGGCGTCCGCGAACGCAACCCAGGCGACTGCGGGTGCGGCCAGCGGCACGACTGCGATCCCCACCATGTCCACCGGCACAAAGGCTCGTCGCGTGGCGTTGAAAGTCGTGACCGCGACGGAAGTGATGTATTTCCGGCCGGTTCAAGCCGGCGGCACGGTCACGGCGGGCAACGGCTACCCGCTGCAAGCGACAGACGGTTGGCTGGTCGTAGCGGTGGCGGGCTTCTCGCACATCGCCGCGATACGCAACGCTGCGGCCGACGTGCTGTTCAACATCGTACCTCTGGAGGACTGATTGGCCGGCCGCATCCTCGAACTTCACGAGGATGGCGGGGTCGAGGCGCTGCACTTTGACGAGCAGGCGCAGACCTTCGCCATCGAGTTTCGGGCCGACGTTGAGCCCGTAATCGAAGCGAACAAGGCCAATCTGCGAGACGGAACGGGCGGCTGGTCGCCAACACGCGAGTGGCGAAAAGTCGCCCGTATTCCTGTCTGGGTCGTGCAGATGTGGGTGGTGCGCTACGGCGTCGATCCAACGGCCAAGGGTAACGATGATCTCCTCAAGCGGCTCCTGAACGATCCCGAGTGGCGCTGGCTCCGCACCGCGGAAGGTCGGCTGTGAAGCGCGCGGGTCGCGGGTTCCCGACGAAGATCAAGGTCGGCTACCGCGATTTCCTCGTGGAGTGGATGCCCGACGAGGTGGTGAACGACAAGCAGCGCCTCGGCATCACCTACCTCAACTCCGGCATCATCCAGATCAATCCGAAGCAGGACGTGCGGGAACAGGTTAACACGCTGTTCCACGAGGTCATGCACGCGGTGTGGTGGGTGTACGGGCTGGATGAGGGGGAACTCAAGGAGGAGCGCGTGATCCTCACGCTCGCGAACGGTCTCTGCGGCGTGTTTCGCGATAACCCAGAGCTTGCGGCCTGGATGCAGGCGATCCTGGACGACTGATGGCGCTCTCGACCTACACCGAACTCAAAAACAGCGTCTCGGCTTGGCTCACGCGGACGGGTGACACTGCCCTGATCGCGCTGATCCCCGACTTCATCGCGCTCGCGGAGGACGAGTTCAACAAGAACCTCCGCATCCGCGAAATGGAAGTGCGCGAGACGAAAACGATCAGCAAGCAGTACATCGAACTGCCCGATGGCTACCTCGAAATGCGGAACTTCCAGCTGAACACGGACCCCGTGACCGTGCTGCGGCCGGTCGCGATGGAGTACCTCGACAGCACTAGCGCGGGTTCGGACAGCGGCACTCCGAAGGTCTACTGCGTGGTGCGGGGGGAAGCGCAACTCGGGCCGATCCCGGATGGCGAGTACAAGGCCGAGATCGCGTGCTGGGTGAAGGTCGATCCGCTGACGGCAGCGAACCCCACCACGGACATCCTGACGAACCACCCCAAGCTCTACCTCTACGGCACGCTGCGGCAGGCCGCGATCTACCTCGAGGACGACGAGAAACTCGCGCGGTACTCGCGACCGTATGACGACGCAGTGCGCGAGGTGCAGATTGCGGATGAACGCTCGCGCTACAGCGGCCCGCTCCAGACCCGGCCGGTCGGCATCACGGTTGCCTGATGACTGACAGCGTTCTCTACAAGCAGTCCACGAACACCTCGGACCCGAAGATCGACACGGATGAGGTAATCCGCGGCGGGCTTACGGTTCATCAGCAGGTCGTGAAGCTCTCGGTCGGGGCCGATGGCGCGACTTCGCTTCTCGCGTTCGGCCAGGCTGCGGCGGCGGCTTCGCTTTCGGTGGTGCTCGCGAGCGATCAGCCCGCGCTTTCGGTGACGGTCAGCGGCACGGTCACGATTGCTGGCGCGGTGACGAACGCCGGCACGTTCGCGGTGCAGGAGAGTGGCGCTGCGCTTACGTCGCTCCAGTTGATTGACGACACGGTGGCGACGGTTACGGCGGCGGTGCCCACGAAGGGCCTCGCGATGGCCGGTACGGACGGCACCAACGCGCGGCTCGTCAAGACAGACGCGGCCGGCGAGTTGCAGGTGGACGTGCTCACGCTCCCCGCCAACGCCTCGGTCAACGTCGCGCAGATCAACGGCGTCGCCCCGCTCATGGGCGCGGGTGTCACGGGCACCGGCTCGCATCGCGTGACCATCGCGACGGACGGGCAGGGCCAGGTCGTTGACAACGCCGGGTTCACGGACGGCACCACCCGTCTCGACATCGCGGGATACATCTTTGACGAGGTGGCCGGCACCGCGCTGACGGAGAACGACGCTGCGGCAGCGCGGATCGACGCCAAGCGCGCGCAGGTGTTCGTGCTCGAGGACGCTACGACCCGCGGGCAGCGCGCGGCGGTCAACGTGTCGGGTGGCCTCGCGGTCAACCTGATGAACCTGAACGGCAACACGTTCGCCTCGAGCAACGGGTCCGTTTCATCGGGTACTCCGCGCGTCACCATCGCGGATGATTGCACCGGGCAGATCGCGCCGGTACCTAAGACCTCCGGCGGCTTGTCTGCGAGCAAGACGATTTCGGCCGCGACTACGAACGCGACGAGCGTGAAGGGCAGCGCCGGGCAGGTCTACACGATCCTGGCGCACAACACGAACGCCGCGGTGCGTTACCTCAAGCTTTACAACAAGGCCACGGCGCCCACGGTCGGCTCCGACACTCCCGTGCTGACTCTGCCGATCCCCGGCAACACCGCGGGCGCGGGCTTCGTGCTCGACACGGGCGGTATGGGCATCGCGTTCGGCACCGGCATCGGGTTCGCGCTCACGACGGGTGTGGCCGACGCGGACACCGGCGCCGTCGCCGCAAACGAGATCGTCGTCAACATCCTCTACAAGTGACATGGCAAACGTACCTGACAGCAAGAAGTGCCAGACCTTCGTGAACGTCATCGCGGACACCGTTGCCGCGATGCGCGCGCAACTGGCGATCCTCACGGCACTGCGTGCGAAGTTCCTCGCGCTCAACCCGACCGTTGCGGGCACGCCGCTGGCCGGGCGCGTTGCCGGCCTCAACAGTGCATATGGTGCCCTGGTGACGGCGCTCGCGGACGCGAACTTCGACGCGATGATCGCCGCACGGGTCCCGTCTCACCACAACGTCGCGCTGGATTGAGGAGTAGCTGATGGCTTCCGGCGACACTCTCGCTTCGTTCGTTCCCTACGACAACGAGCCCACGTCGAGCAATTACGCGACGCTGAACCAGCGTAACGGGCACCCGATCCTCGAGTTCGATGACACCACGGCCGAGAGCGCGGTGTTCACCGGGCGGATGCCGCAGAACTACGCGAACACCACCGGGATCACGGTCTACGTTTCCGCGCTCGCCGTTGCGACCTCCGGCACGATGGGCTGGACGGTCGAACTCGAACGCATGGACAGCGGCACCGACGAGGACGCCGACAGTTTCGCCTCCGCGCAGACCATCACGGCGGCGAGCGTGCCGGGCACCAGCGGCGCCCCTCTCGAGTTGAACGTCGCGATTACCAAAGGCGCGAACATGGACAGCGTTGTCGCCGGGGATTGGTTCCGGCTGCGCTTGAAGCGGGACGTGGCGAATGACACCGCCGTGGGCGACGTGCAGTTCATCGGGCTCGAAATCCGCGAGACGTAATGGCGCGCACCGGCTGGGGCACGTCGAACTTCCTGCGCTATTCGGGCGCCGTAATCTCGGCGTATCCGTGTTCGCTGGCGATCTGGTTCTACACGACGACGGCGGCGCTCAACAAACTGCTCGGCGTTTACGACAGCTCGGTGCTTGCGAACAACGGGCAGATTTCGATTGGCATTAACGGGACCAGCAACGTCTCGGCCCGTTCCGGCCAGACCTCCGGCAGCAACGTCGCGGACAGCACCACGACTTACTCGCTGAACACCTGGCAGCACGCGGGCGGGGTGTTCGCGTCGTCCACGTCTCGCGCGGCCTACCTCAACGGCGGGGGCAAGGGCACGAACGCTTCCGCGATCAACTTTCCCTCTGCCAACCGCACGAGCATGGGGCTCCGCGATAACGGCAGCGGCGATCAGGGTTTCGATGCCAGCGGGAGGCTCGCGGAAGGTGCGGCGTGGAACGTGGCGCTAACCGACACCGACATGGCGAAACTCGCGACCGGCATCAGCCCATTGTTCGTCCGGCCGGAGGGGTTGGTCGCCTACTGGCCGATCATCGGGGTCTACGGGCCGGAGATCGACCTGCGCGGCCGGCAGGAAATGACGATCACGGGTTCGCTGACGCAAGCGGCGCATCCGTGGATTTACATGCCGCACCGTCGTCAGCCCGCGAAGCTGAGCTATGTCGCGCCCGTGGCCACGGTGACGCGTGAACTCATGCTGATGGGAATGGGCTCGTGAGCCTGCTGATCCTTTTCGCGAACCAGGACTTGTGGAGCATCGTGGACGAAGCCAGCGATGGCGCCTGGACCGACGCGCCGACCGCGCACAACGGGTGGTCGCTGGTTCCGCAGGCTGATGACGATGATTGGGGTGACGCATGATCCGGATGGGACCGTGGCGCCCGGATATGCCGGCGCTCGAGAACCCTGGCGCGCTCGAGGCACTCAATGTCGTGCCAGGTCCGGCCGGGTCCTACCTCCCGCTCCAGAAGTTTCAGGAGCAGGGCAACGCGATGAGCGCGCGAGTGCAGGGTGCGCTTTCCTGCCGCGCCATCGACGGCACGATCAATAATTTCGGCGGCGACGCCACGAAGCTCTACAAATGGGACGGCACGAGTTGGAGTGACGTTTCGCGTGTCGTCGGCGGTGCATATGCGACACCCAGCGACGGGCAATGGGACTTCGCCAAGTTCAACGACCTCGTAATCGGCGTGAATGGCGTGGATGCCGCGCAGTCGTTCACAATGGGCTCCTCCTCGAATTTCGCTGCCCTGGGCGGCTCACCCCCTGTCGCGGCGTTCGTAACCGTCGTCGGTTCGTTCGTCGTGATGGGGCGGGTGAGTTCCGCGCGAAATCGGGTGCAGTGGTCCGCGTTCAACGCGCCGTCGAGTTCGTGGGCATCCTCGCAAACCACGCAGGCGGATCAGCAGGACCTGGCGGTTGGCGGTGACGTGATGCGGCTCGTCGGCGGACAGTACGGGCTCGTGTTTCAGGAGCGCGAAGTCAAGCGCATGAGCTATGTCGGGCCAGACCCGATCTTCCGCCTCGACACGATCTCCAACGAACTCGGCACGCCGGCCAGCTTCTCTGTGGCGCCATGGCGGAACATGGCGTTCTTCCTGAGCAACGACGGGTTCCACGTGGTCGTGGACGGCTCGCAAGTTGTGCCCATCGGCGACCGCAAGGTGAACTCGTACTTCTGGGCCGACGTTGACCCGTCCTACCTCTACCGGATCACTGCGGCGGTGGACCCGATCAACAAGCTCGTGTTCTGGAGTTACGCCGGGACAGGCAACACGAGCGGCACACCGAACAAGCTCCTCTGCTACAGCATCACCGAGGAGGAGTTCTCTCGCGGCGAGCAGGCAATGGAAATGCTGCATGTCGCGGCCACACAGTCGGGCTTCACGCTCGACAGCCTCGACAGCGTGTCCTCGAGCATCGACGCACTGCTGTTCTCGCTGGACAGCCGGCTGTGGTCGGGTTCGGGCCGCATCCTGCTTTCGGGTTTCTCGACCGCGCACAAGATCGGGTTCTTCGACGGCACGAACATGGCCGCGACGGTTGACACGACGGAGAGCGCGTTGGTGCGTGGGCGCCGGGCTCGGCTCAAGAGCCTGCGGCCGATTGCGGAGGGCGGCACGCCTTCGGTGCGGCTCGGCTATCGCGACAACCTCCAGACCGCGGTGCAGTTCACCGGGGCCGTGTCGGTGGACGCGACGGGCAAAGCCGATGTTCAGGCCGACAGTCGCTACTTCCGGGCGCGGCTCGAGTTTTCGGAAGGCGACACCTGGTCGAACGTGCAGGGCATTGACGATCTCGACGTGATCGCGGGCGGACGCAAGTGAGCCGTTACCGCAGCCTTCCCGATACCGGCGGACAACCGCGCGAAGTCGCCGAGGTGGTGAACGGCATCCTTCGCGGCAAGCTCAACGCGACCTTCGAGACGACGCTCACGGCGAACGCGGGTACGACCTCGGTAACGCATCCGCTCCTGACCGGCACGAGCTTCATCGCGTTTATGCCGCTGACCGCAAACGCAGCGACCGAGTTCGGTGCCGGCACGATCTACGCCTCCGCGCAAGGCAAAGGCACCATGACGATCACCCACGTCAACAACGCGCAGACAGATCGCACCTTCCGCGTTCTCGTAATCGGATAAGGACATGATCCCGTATCAGCTTGGGGCATACAGCCCGTTCTCCTTCGTGCAATCGGCCGCTGCACCTGGCGCGGCTCCCGGTCCCGCTCCCGCTCCGGCCCCCATGGCTCCTGGTGCGGCTCCCGCGCTCTCGCCCGAGATCCTCGCGCGGCTCCAGATGCAATTCGGCGGGCGACAGCTGAACGGGCCGACCCCGCGTTCGCAGATGGCGCAAAGCGTGCTCGCGAACCCGCAGATGGCCCAGCTTCTCTACCTCATGGGCCGGGGCGGTGGGATGCGCGGCGGGCTCCTCGACTTCATCGGTGGGGGTGCCGGCGGCGGCAATCGTGGTGGTTTCGGTGGCGGGCCGGTTGGCGGCGGTTTCAACGGCGGTGCCGGGTTCGGTGCCGGCGGCTACAGCGGGCCGGGCGGCGCGATAGGTCCGGGGCGCGGCCCTGCCATCCGCTGAACCGCAGATCGTCGGCATCCGCGTCGAAGCACTCGACGCGACGTGGCCGAAGGTTCTCCCGCTGATCGCGGCGGCGTGTGAACGAGGCGGCAACACGCACACTCCCGACGACATGCTCGAGGCGTTGCGGGATGGTTCGACGCAGTTGTGGGTAGCCGTCGCGGACGAAGTAGAGGCGGTGTTCATCACGCAGATCGTGCACCGGCCGCGTAAGACCGTCGCGGAAGTGCTGATCGGAACGGGCACGGGTTACGAGCGGTGGTACGAGAAGTTCATCGCTGTGTTTGAGGCATGGGCGCGGTCTAACGGCGCCACGCGCGTAAGGCTAATCGCCCGCGAAGGTTGGAAGCGGGTTGTGCGGCACCTCGGTTACGAGAGCACGCACGTCATTCTTGAGAAAGATCTATGAGCAAGGGCAGCAGCAAGCAAGACGTAACTCAGTCGTCGGAGCCGTGGGGTCCGCAA